TTTGATAAGCCTTAGTGTTAGCCGCTTTTTCATCGTCAATAAAGCCGCCCACTACAGGAATTGTATTAGCCCGCGCAAGAACATCTGCGCCCATTCCGGAATACATGGGCTTTTCCTCGTATTCTTTAATCTGGTTAAACGCACCCAGCGCATTTTCAAGGCTCATAAGCTGGTCTTGCGTATCTTTGAAGGCTTTTTGCTCGGTTGCGCTTAACTTGGCTAGTCCGTTAGGCTGGAGAGTCGCCCCAAAGCGGTCACGAATGATGTTAATGCGCTGCTGCTCCATGGCGGCATCCTGTTCCATTTCAGCTTTTTTTAGCCCTAGCATTTCCTGCTGATAGGGCGTGATTTCCCTGTCCTGCTGGCGCTGCAAAGCCATAAGCTGATGCTTCAACGCAAGTGCCTGTTTCTGCCGCTGCAAGTCGCCTACGCTTTGGACTTTGCCATAAACCGATAAATCAGCCATTAGAACAGCCCCAGCAATGCGGATTGACGAGTAATCGGAGTGCCATCGGCGCGGAGGCCGATAATGTCACCGCCAAGCATATCAGAAGCAAATCCAGTCAGTGCATTAGAACGGCCAAGCGTAGCATTAGCGCGAATATCGCCCATATCGCCATAAATGCTGCCCAGCCCAGCGGCAGCATTTTGACCGCGGCCTGCCGTTCCGGCAAGTATGCCATATTGCGACTGTTGCCTTGCAAGGTCACGCTGGAAAGCGTCTTGATATGCCTGATTAGCTAGGTCTTGGTTAAGCTGCATAGCTTCACGCAATGCAGCACCAGAGAACACACCGCCACGAGCCGCCTGAGCGCGTTGTAGGGCTAGTTCACCTTCCTGCTTGCGGAATTGATAGCCGGGGTCAGCTTCAAAATTAAAATCACCAGCCAAAGCGCCGGAGTTGATGCGGTTGCCTAGCTCCTGATTAGCCGCAATGCCCGTCTGTGCAAACGGTTGCATAAGCTGTTCAGCGCGGCGCTGTGCTTCTAGCTGCTGCTTTTCCAGCTTGCCCATCGTGCCGTATTGATTCAAAGCAGAAAGCCCACTGACCAAAGCGTTACCCATGCCGCCACCACCCACTAAATTTGTTAAACCAGACAGGCCGCCACTGCTGGAGGAAATAGAACCAAGCCCAGCGGCGTTTTGTGCGCTTTTCAGGAAATTAGCGTCTGCTGCGCTTCCTAAATTGCTGGATTGGATACTGCCCGGCGTATAAATGCTGCCGCCACCAAGGCCGAGAGAATTGCTGATTTCCCCCATGCCACCATTGCTAAGATAGCCACCAAGGCCGCCCGTTAAAGCGCCAGATAAGGCTCCTTTTCCGCCGCCCGTTAGGCCTCCTGCTGCTGCTCCACCTAATGCGCCGCCCAATCCAGCAACACTTGAGGCGTTTTGTAAACCTAAACCAAGCGCTTCATTGGCAAACCCGCCAATTTGAGGGGCAAAACCCAAAGCCGCGCCCGTTAGACCTCCCGTGAGCGCACCTTTTACACCGCCACCAGAAGCCGCCCCACCCAATGCACCGCCTGCTGTTGCGCCAATACCCGAAAGCGTTGCGGCGCTAAGCGTAGAGCCTAAAGCCGTTCCAATACCCGGCGCAAGTAGGCTTCCGGCAATAGTTGCAACAGGCGCAATAAAACTTCTTACTTTTTTACCCATGGAAGGAATACACCGTGTAAGTTTTAGTTGGTTTCATGCGCTTGAGAATCTTTGCTGAACGAATATCACCCATAATATAGTTGATTTCGTTAGCGCCCAACTTGAGCAATAGCTCGTGCGCGGATTTGAGCAATTTCAATCCTACGCCCGGATGTTCCGGCAGGACAAAGAACGCGGTGTTATCAGCCGTTACTCTGTCCCTGTGGTTAATGTCCTTGCCAGTTACATAGGTCGAATATCCTACTAACTGCCCGTCATTAACCGCTACGGCAACCCAGCATTGCCCCGCATCACTTGCGGCTAGATATTGCTCCCAATCAGGCAGCGGAGATTCCTCGACGCTTTGCCTGTGTTTAGAAAGCAATTCAGCAATTTGCTGGGCTACCTCTGAAAATTTTACAAGAAAAAACTGTGTTTGGCTAGGGCTGTTCATGACAAAAAAACCATCCCCACTACCTGAACGGGCGTTGTTAGCGCTGTCCATCCGGGTGTGTAAATTCGTTTGTTGCTTGCTACGATATGGCCAGAGCTAGAGCCGAGATTGTTAGATAGCGCCACACAAAAGCCATCCGCCGCCATGTTTAGCGGAAAGTTGTTAATATAGGTGGTTCCTGCCGTGGACGTTGTGTCGGTTCCGGGTGTGACTCGCACCCAAAATACGGCTAGAAAGCGGTTGATTTTGAAATACCGCCCCGTAATAGTCGGCGTTCCGGTTGCGCCTAGGCTGGTAAACGTAGGAGTCCAGCTAGTGCCAGCGTCACCAGCAAAACACTGATTAAAAAATAACAGCCAAGGTAGGGTCGCAAATCCCGTTTCCTGTTCAAGCAAAATCTCCTGTGTCGGCGGCGGTTGAAGGCTCATGTGAGATAGGCTCCAATCAGCGCGACTTTCGTGCGAGTGGCAATCTTTAGGCGGAAGGTGCAAACTTCATGCACGCCCAAGCGCCTAAACGCTACTTTTTTAGTATATTCCCCAATTTTCCCTATATAGCCAAGCCATGAACCAAGCCAAGTCTGCCCGCCATCCCTACTCACTTCTAGCTGACATACGGGGTCTGTGTCCGTAGTTGCCCCAGATGCAAGCCCAACGCCAGTTTCCATGGCGATTTCAAGAGAGTTCAGCCTTATGCGCTGCCCTTCATCCGATAAATGATTGAAAGTGCGTTCACGGGTTATCGCATCGCCGTTGTCGTCGTAAATATCAAGTGACATGCGGTAGATATTACCGTTGCGGCGGTCACCTACAAGATTATAGCCAAAAGCAAACATATGAGAGTTAGCAAGCCATTGCTCATAAGATGCCCCCGGTGCGTAGGCACGCTCGTGCCATATCTGCGTAGTGAGGTCTAGCACTAGCGAAGTGGTCAACCCGCCACCTGTCAGGCAGTAATATACATGCCCGTCCTGCTGATAGCTAAACGCCTTCATGGTATCAATGTCTGTGGCGCTCTGGATAAGGATTTCCACCGCTTCGTTGCTCACCCTCTGGGGCGTAAACCCTTTGGCCGCGTAAACCACGCCGCGCCCTTGTCTGTCCTGCCCAACCCAGAATAGCGTGTTGCCCACATTCAGCGCAGTAAATGGCGCGGCAATGCCCACCTGAATGACCGCGCCAGCGATACGCTGGAAGGGAAACGGCGAAGCGCCTGTGTTAGTCCAGATTTCAGTAGTATAGCGCCCCATAAGCCAAAGCTGGCCTAGCCCGTTAATAACTCGGCGAAGGTCATCGGGCGAACTTTCAGCCGTTGCGAAATCTAGCGCAGCCCAGTTTAAGCCATCATTTAACGATGAAATATAAAACTGCCCGGTGTTGTTCTTATTGACGGCAAAATAGCCATCAATAAAATCCAGTGTGCCAGCGCTTGGAAAATCAACATCAGTTATTTGTGAAAATGCGTTAGTGGCGTAAGTTAGGATATATCCATAAGTCCCATCGCAAATAGCTAGCTGCGTGGGGTTTTCCGCCATCGTGACGTTGCCCGTTGAGGTCAGAAGCGTGCCAAGCAAATTAGCCGCGCCGCCGCTGGTAATTTCATAAAGCTGGTTCAGTGATACGACAAATGCCCGGCCATTAGCAGAAAAGAACATTTCACGAATAGCGCCAGCGCCCGCCGTGGCGAACAAACCAAGGCCGGGACTGCCCAAAAGCATCGAGGGTTCGCGCGCGCCTTCCATAACAATAGGAATAAGGTTAATCGTCCGTTCATCGTTAAACGGCTTAGACCGCGCCCTGCCTGTACCACCTACGAGGCCAATTTTCACCAGTAATCCCACCCTGTATAAATGTTACCAGCGCCCATGCCGCGAGTATCGTAATCAATGTTACGGCGGCGTAATGCAGCGGTCTTGATGCTATTAAGCCCTACCCGCGCATCCTCCGCTACTTGCTGCGGCACTTGCTGCCCGTATTCCCCGCATAGCGTTTTAGCCAGATTTTTACGCAGCGCAAAATCCCATCCCGGCGGCAGAGAAACATCGGTAGCAAGGTCAGGAAACGCCGTGAATGGCTTTTCGCTTTGGATATACAGCGAATAAACGTCATTAGGCACGGGAAACAGCCTAATTTTACCCGTAGGGACAGCGCCATCATACGTCAGGAGCGTAGGCATACCAGAGAAGGTCTTATTCGTAATATCGCTGTAAACCGCGTCAGGGATAATCTGTAGTGGATAATCGAAGCCACCCGTCTGCTTTACATATGCGCTAGTAATCACGATAGGGCGCACCGTGTTGAACGTAGCGCCTGTGCCAATCGTGTATTCTCCAACGCCACCCGATACGGGAAAGTTTTCCCACACAAGCGCGTTGATAAGGCCCGTGAAGTTGCTCCACATGCCTACGAGCTGATTCAGCGCCCCCAGCCCGTCTTGTGATTCATCAGCGGAGGGGGACTCCGACTTTACCAGAATCCCCCCGTCCCGCATTGCGCCTTTAATTAAGGTAATGGCGCTGGTCATGGTTATACAACCCGCGTAAATATCATGTGCGAGCCGATGGCAATCACGGTATCTGTGCCGTTGGAGGCGTTCTGCGCCGCCTGAAGCTGGATTTTACCGCTGGTAGCCACTACCATCGTCCCCTCAATTACCGTCTTGATAATAGCCGAGGTAGAAGCCAGAAGCGAAGCCGCATCCGTGGTGGAGGTTACCGTCTGAACCGCCACCGCCGAAGCAGTAAAGCCCTGTGCGCTGGAATTAAGAGAGGTAAGCGTCAAGCCTTCATTCTGCTTAAACGCCACCTTCAAACCACCGGACGCGCCAGCGGTTCCAATCAGGTGAACATAAAAACGATACGTGCCGGGAACCATCGTATCGGTTACCAGCCCGGTTACATCCGCCAGAGTGGTGTTGGCATTTGCAGTTAGCGTGGCCGTGCTTAGATTAACGTCAGAGAGATTCTGGTTAATCGTATTGAGGGTGTCATTGGTAAACGCCCCCTCATACTTAACAGCATTTTTCGTCATAATATACCCCAAAAAGAGCGGGGGTGGTGTTACCCACCCCCGTTAGTTTAGCCGTTAAGGATACAGGCGTGTTCTGCACGTGCCGCTACGATACCGCCGAGGAAGTCAAGGCGGTTAATCACCTTATCGGTGCGCACATCGTACTGCTGAATAAAGCGCATGGTAATCCCGTTATGGGTGCGCTGTTCGGCAACGATGGTATCCGGCGGGGTGACCAGAGGCAGCGAAACCATACGGAAAGCCCCGCTGTCATAAGCAAGGTTCTGCGTAAAGTTCTGCGAAGCCGTGCCAACGAACGTCACCACCGCAGTGGACTGCGGGAAGGCGGTGATGTTCTGCTGTGCGCCCGTAGCCGCCGAGGTGTACATGGCCGGGGAAACGGTCACGGTCACATCGGTGGAAACGTCACCAGCGCCGCCAGTGATTACCGTGAACTGCTGGAGATAGCCAAGGTCGGCCTTGGTAATCGGATGCACTGCATTGACGCCGGCAATAGTAAACTTCGTGCCAGCGGTTACAGTGCCAGTGGTAGCGGTTACGCCAGTCAGCACCAGAGTCGTGGAACCCTGAGTGGAAACGGTGGTTTTTACCGTCACGCCGGAAACGTCCGTGCCGTTGGTATGAGAGCGCAGCAGGGTGCTTTCCATCCAAGTAAAGCCATCGGCTTCCTTGTAAGTGCCCTTCTTGAACGCCTGACTTACCTGTGCGCCATCGTTGAAATAGCCCTTGCGGGAGTTCACGGCAGCACGCATCGCCTTCGGGCTTACTGCCAGATACTTGTCGCCATTGCCAAGCTGGTTAGCGATAAGTTCGCGTGCGTTCAGCACAGTGTCGGTGTCGAAGGTGTTGGAGCCGGGAGTGCCTACGTTCTGATAAACCTGAAGCGCAGCACGGGAAATCATTTCTTTTTCCACGAACTGAGCAAGGTTGGAGATGGCGGGCTTCACGGCCTGTTTGAACCAGCTTTTGAACTGGGATTCGGTAGCGAATTCCAGCGAGGTTGCTTCAAACGGAACCACGCGGCGGAACAGGGTCATAGGCTCTTTCTGAACCACAACGTCCTGAATGGTCGAGGTGATGTCAGCAGTGGAGCTTTCGCTGTAACGCGGAGGCTTCGGCACATAAATGGTATCGCCAGCCGAATAGCCGTTCATGCCCTGAAAATCAGAGGCAGGGGACTTTTCGATGGTTTTGCAGAAAGGCATTGCGTCCTCAAGAAGGGCGGCAGCCATTTCGGTAACAACGCCGGGGGCGTTTTTAAGCGTAAGAAAATTATTGGGCATGTTAATATCCTATTGTTTATGAGTTTAACCATTTGAGAGCTTCTGCCCCGCGCAGCGATTCAATGCCGCGAGAAGCCGAAGTGCCTTTGTTGGGTGCAATAGGAGGTTGTGCCTTGGTAACCGGACGCTGCATCATTACTGCTTTACCGCGCTGCTCGGCCTGTGCAATTTTTATGGCCGCTTGCGTGGGAGTCATGTAGTAAAGCGATTCCAGTTCACCCGTTTTTAGCACCTCGAAAAGTGCTGCCTCGGGGTTTTCCAAATGCGCGAAAAGTTGCTCAATGTGCGGGGGCGCTTGCTCAACTAGAGCCAGATTCGCTTGCAAAGTCTGCCTGAACACCGGATTTTCCTGCACCGCCTTAGCGATTTTATCCGATGTCTGTTGCAAAGCCTGCTGCACTTCTGGCGCTAAAACCTCGGCCTGCGTGGCTTGATTCTGCGCGGTCTGCAATTGCTTAAGCTGTTCTTCATGCTGCTTTTGACGCTGGCTATATTCCAGCTTGGCAGCAATCAGGTCAGCTACGTCATTGAACGATTCTTCTTTAGGAGCCTGAGGCGCGGATTTCTCCAGCTCATAAAGCTGTTTGATGCGGGAAAGCTCTGCCATTTCCGCACGCAGCTTGTTAAGTTGTTTGTCCTTGCGATTGGCAATCTCCTGCAACGTGCTAGCTTTTTTCTGCCAGTCAACAACCTCTGGCTCTGGCGCAGGCGCTTCGGCTTCGGTGCTTACCTCAGATTCGGGTGCTGCGATTTCTTCAGTGTTGTCTGCGGGAACGTCAATCGTAATGCCATCAAGTTCCATAATAACCTCCTTTTACGCGCTGCCGCTTGGCAACGGACTCATGCTTGATTGCATGATGCCTGCTTGAAACTCCGCCCTGCGAAGTTCCAATTCCTGTTGCTTAACCTGAAGCTCGGCCAGCTTTACCTGAGCTTCGATTTCAGCAATTTTCTGTTCGGATTGCGCCTGAACCAAAGAAACTTGCGCCTTCATGCGCTCGGTTTCCTGCTTAGCGGCTTCCGTTTGTATCTTGGCTTGTTCGCCCTGCTGTAACTGAGCCACAGCCTGTTTAAGCTGCTCGTTTTCCTGTTGCAGCATAGCCATTTGTTCATTCTCGCCATCTTCACGAATAGCGGGTGGCATCATCTTTTTAAGGCGCTCAGCCAGCACTTCAGCGCCAGCCATATCCATAGACTCCATCAGCTTGTCGCCGATAATAGGGAGCATGTCCGGGCTGGAGCGAACCACATCGCCAAGGAAAGCAGCGGTTTCAGCGCGGCGGGTGGTAAAGGGAAGCGATGTGGTTACCTTAACGTCATACTGGCCAGCGCTTAAATCATAATCGCGCTCCTGCCCCTCAACGCGCATCCCATTGATGCCGACTTCCTTTACTTCTTCTTCAGTTGTAATCAGGCGAATGACTTGGGGGATGTCGTGCACATCGGGGGCAGCGAATACGCAAATTTGCCCCACATGGCGAACCGACTTAGCAAGGTTGTCGCCGAAGTGGTAGGTCAACACATCGCCTTGTTGCGTGCGCTGCGCAATGGCTACGCCAGATGTTTCATTGCTTTTAGCGCCGAGAAGCGTGTCATATACACCAGTGGTAGCTTTAATGTCACCTAGAATAGCCTGCGATGCCTGAAACAATCCAGCAGAGGGAACCGGGGGCTGAACGCGCTCAGGGGCGGGAAGCGGATTGCCGTTTTCATCAAACGCATTATAGCGAATAACCGGGGTTTTGCCCGGCTGTTTATAATCGTTCTCCAGCCCTTCAACCGCACCGAGCGCAGCCATGAACGGAGCCTGAGGCTGATTGTCTAGCACATCCGTTTCTACCGACTTCCAGTAGTTATAAAGGCGCTGCGCATCCTTGGCGCGGCGAACCAGCGACACTAAATGACGCTTGCCTTCGTTCCAGAATTCCTCGCCATAGACAGGGACAATAGGAATATACTTGCCCGGAAACACAGTAGGCTCAACCAGATAACCAGCACCACTCATTTTTGAGTGAATGACTTTGCGCTTGGTAATTTCGCGGGTCTGAATGTACTCGCCGCCTTGCTGCGCCATTTCAATAACGCCATCGGGACGCAGGCCGATAAAGGCTTTTTCTTCCTTAATCTTAAACTGCTCGGCAATAACTATTTTGTCGTTTTCGCCCTTAATGTAAGGCATATCAGCCTGGAAGCTTACGGGGTTTTCACCCGGATATAGGCGCAAGAAGTTTTCCCGCGTCATTTCGTCCAGAATGGTGCAGTGCATCGCGTCCGAGCCATCCAGCTCCACGCTGTTGCAATCCAAATACACCGCAAGGGGATTAATCACCCGCTTGATGCAAAGCCGCTGGTTAAAGTCAATATTGCTGGAATATTCCCGGTCAACTCGGATAAATCCAATTCCCATCCTAACTGCGCATTGTGCGGCTAAGTCGTAAGCGTCATCGGCATTGCTGGTGTATTCTATACCACGGATAAATTGCTGGAATATTTCTGCGGTTTCTTGGTCTGCGCCATCGCCAGCAATAACCTTAATCGCCGGGGTTTTCATGCGAATTTGATTAACCACCGCATTAATTAGTTGCGCTGTATGGTCAATCTGAAGGGCGGCTCGCTGCGCCTGAATGCGGTTCTGGTAAAGCTTCGGATGCCATTGGCAGCCCGGCTCAGCGCTTAAAAAATAGGAATCATCCTTGGCAGCGTTATAGTTGTCCTGCCAATAATCCTTGTCGGCCTCGTAGAGGTCTATCGCTGATTGTATGGATTTATCCACAAATACCCTGTGTTTTAGGTATTGTGAAAGGAATTTACAATATTTGCAAGTGGGACCTTGGATATATCCCTAAGACCATCCAGCGCCGACAAACTCAATGGGAGGCGGGGTTTTTCTAGTCACCCCAACAGCCCTAGCCATTGGCGCGGCAATAGCGGCATATCGCGCTGCGTCTGCGCCGTGCGAAGTCCAGTCGTGACGCGGCTTATCCTTGAATACACCCCTTGCTTCATCCCATTCATAGGCGTAATTCTCTAGGCAGCGCAGCCCCTCGGCGCATTTGGATGCGTCAAAGGCGCTAAAGCCTATCGTCTGGCGCAATAACTCAATTCCCGGCGCTATGCTTTGCTCCCGCTCCAATACTTTTGTTTTAAGCCCCATGCGCTTAAGCTGTGTGTCCACCGAATCACCGCGAATGTTATTATGACCGCCATCGTGTGGGAGGTAATGTGTGCCATAGTTGTAAGGCTTGGATTTAATGATTTGAGCGTAATGGTCTAGCGGCTCGTTGCTGTTTTCGTAATATTCCAACCAGCGTAGTTCACGCCCTACCCACTGAAGCCACCAGATGGTTGTGGAATCGCCCCAGCCTAAATCCCACGCGGTAAACACCTGATTGCCGCTGTCATAAGGCACAGAACCAATGCGAGCTTCTTCACGGGCTTTGTTGAGCTGCTTAACATACACAGCGCCGGAACGCCTAGTATCTGGTTCGCCCTCCCATACATGGTTATAAGCTTCCGGGTCGATTGCCTTAAGTCGCTCCATTTCCTTGCGCAGCACTTCCGGGAAGAACGGGTTGTCGCGGTAACCTACTTTGCGCACTAATGACTCGGGCGGCGGATTAGCCACAAATCGCTGATAAGTGGGGTCGGTGACGTTCTTAGTGTTAAATGCTATGTTGATGCTGGAGCCATCCTTGCGAATCGTGGGAATTAGCACTTCCCAACTTGCATCCGATATGTTTTCGGCTTCCTCGGCAAACACCTCGTCAATATGCGCCATTGACTTGATTTCTTTGCTGTTATGACGCAATCCCTTGAATAGAAACTCTGAGCCGTTCACGCCCCGGATAGCGGTCTGTGTGACTTTCCAAAAGTCGCCTAAGTCGTGTTGCTCAATGATGAGCGCCAGAAGCTTATGCACTGATTCGGCAATAGATGTTTGCAGCTCTCTGCAACATAAAACGCGCCGTTGTTCCTGCATACCCTTAACTAAAAGCGCCCGGCAAATAGCCTCGCTTTTACCACCGCCGCGCCCGCCATAATACACGCGGTAACGATAAGGTTTGAACAACCCCTCAAATGACTCAGGTATTTGAATTGTTGAGCGCGGCACTGACAAACTCAACGGTTAGGCTAGTGCGAATGGGCGCGGCTTCATCGTCACCCACAATTGCCTGAACCGCTTTACCGTCCACACGGTCGGCAATGAAGTTGACAGCCTGCATATCGCCATCCACAGCCATATCAAGCACCTTCTCGGCCATGCGTTTAAGCTTAGTTGGTTCTTGACGTATTGCGGCTTTAAGCGCGTCACGAATAAGCTTGTCCGGTTTTGCGCCTGTAGGGTTTGGATTGCCAGCCATGTTTAATTCACAAATCCTTGTAGCTTAATAATAACCATACAACTTGTTGGGTTATTAATAACCATACTGTTTGTAGGGTTATTACGCTCGATAACCCAACAAATCGATAAGCCGGTTAGCGCCTTGTGCAGTGCCAGCAGTCAGGCGGAAAAACTTAATGCCTACCCAGTTCTGCGGATTAAGTGCAATGATTGCGCCAGTGGCATCAACGGTCAAGCTGCTGTAGTTCGTGGCAAGGTCGCTGCTTTTTACGGCTCGATACGTTACACCATCCACAGACCCTTCCAATGTTAGCGCCGTGCCAGTCATAGCCGGAACATCGAGGCCACAAAGGAAATAATCATCCAAGCTGCATGTGTCGGACACCGTTGCGCCGTCGGCAATGGTCAGGGTTTTTACAATGCGATAAGCCGTGTTGCTCATTTCCCGCCCTTACCCTTTTTGCCACCCTTGCCCTTACACGGCATAGCTTACCCCTGTGTGTGATTTTCCGACTATTCTACACTAGCTTTTCGGGGATTGCAATTAAAAACCCCAACCGGAGGACGAGTCACAGTTGGGGTTCCCGTAGAAGGCTTAAGCACCCTATCAAACCTTATCGCGCATGGCAAGCGTTATTAGCAGCGCCATGCTGGCGGGGATATTACGCTCCCCGTACAGCCATGACACGATGCGCCTAGGGGTTACCCGGATAAGCTTTGCGAGGGATTCTACCCCCCCGCATTGCTCGATGATGGCTTTCAATTCGGTGGGGGTCATGCGGCCTCCCGCTTGGCAATGAAATAAACCGGGTCGCTGTAACGTGCGCCAATGGGCTTTACGGTGTACTCGCGGCCTTCGATAACAACCGTTTCGCCGGGGGTCAGCTCGATGGCGCTGGCCTGTTCGGCCTTGAGGCGTTCGTAGTAGCCCTTGTCGCTGGTGATTGCGTGGCCGGGTTTGCTCGTCCATGCCAGTTCGTGCCCGTTCTTGATGGCGCTCTTGACCGCCTGCTCAACGGTTTGCCAGCTACCGCTGGCTGCGAAGCCCTCAATGCTACCGATGGTGAAAAATTCTTCGCGGCCCCAAGCTGCGATAAATGCTTTTTGGCCGTGTGTGAGGGTTTTGGTGGTCTGTGTCATAAAATCTCCGTCAATGTTGTTTCCGTCTTACTAAAACCAACATTATCACATTGTGGACTAGTGTCAATACACAAAATGAGATTATTTTTATCCTTATTTATTAAAACATATTAACTTCTACGCCGGTTACATGATACGTGTAACCAAGTAAGCAATTACGACACAACAATAAAAACGACAAACTGTATCAAAAGTTACACCAAGCGACAGTTTTTCTATATAGCTTCCTAAAAAGGCTAGTGTACATATTACCACTTAATTAACAAATATTAACTATTATACCCCCTATGTACCCTATATAAAAAGTTATATATTTTATGTTGTTGGTGTAACCGTAGAAAACAGGTATTTCGGCACGGTAAAACAATAACTTACCCGGTCACACCAACGGTTACTGATAATTGTTCGCAGCAATAACCTATTGTTTTATATATTGCTCAAAGTTACACGTTCTACACCAAGCCGCCTGAATTTAGGATATATCCCACTTTGTGGATTTTGCATTTTTCAATTGTTGCACCGCACAAAACAGAAAACCCACGTCCACAGGTTGTAGGCATTTCTCATAAATATACAACCAATGAGTGCTTTACAAATCGCTGATTTTGTGAAACGATGACATTACACCACATCTAAAAATAACAGGGGAATGACAGTGGTTAATGTGATTAACGAATTTTGTGCGCTGTTAGAATCTCACGGAGCGCCTGTAAATCCTAGCGAAATCATAGCAGATGACGCTGTGCACCGCGTGCGTTGTGCGCTAGATAAGAAAAAATCGACTACTATTATATATCAGCTTCGTGATGACGGTGATTCTGGGGTAGGCTGGTTCCGTAGCTTCAAACACGGCTATAGTGTTGGAATAACAATAAAATATTATTCTAAATCGCCGCGAAAGCTATCTCCGGATGAGATGTTGGCATGGCGCGAGCGTATGTCCGAGCTAAAAAAGATGCAGGAGGCTCGGCTGGCGGCACGGTGGCATCGTAAGGGGCGTTTAGCTGCCCGTTTGACGCAGTGCGTTGAGCGTATGCCGCTGGCTGAATCGCACGAATACCTAACGAAAAAGGGCGTAAAAGCGCATGGCGTAAAGTATCGCGCTAAAAATAACGAGCTTATTATCCCGGTTTATCAGCCGGATGGGCAGGCGTGGTCAGTGCAGAAAATCGGCTCTGGCGGTAAGTATTTTTGCGCCGATAGCCATGTAGAGGGCGGGTTTTATGTCATTGGAGATGCAGATTCAGCTACCGTATATATAGCGGAAGGATTTGCCACCGCTGCCACGATTTACGAGGTGTTAGGCGAGGGCTGCGTGTATGTGGCGTTCAATGCTGGCAATATGCCGTCCGTGGCGAAGTGCGTGCGGAAAATGCGTCCAGATGCGCGTATTATCGTAGTTGCTGATAATGACCGATTCACCGTAGATGCGAAGGGTAATTATACCAATCCCGGCGTAACGAAGTCCACAGAAGCCGCTGGATTGGTAAGCGGATTTGTCATCGTGCCGGATTTCCCAGAGGATAATCGCGGTACAGATTGGAATGATTTAAGAGATGCCGTAGGGCTGGAGGCGATGAGCCAGCAGCTACGGGATAAGTTGCAGCGCGTAAGTGCTGCGGGAGCGGGTGGTTCTTCCCCTTTAGATGTGGTGTCTGAGGTTAGCGCCACCCGCCCACCTATTGTAGTCAGTGGTGATTGGCGCGATGGATTGATATGTGACCAGCACGGAAAGCTGGTGAAAACGAGCCTTACGAACGCAGTGCTGTTTTTAACGCACCACGAGTATTTCAGCGGTGTTTTTAAGCTAAACGATTTCCAGAAGGAAATATATGTAACCCGCTGCCCTATGTGGTGCAGTGAGGCCGATTTCCACGTTCACAGGCTGACTGATACGGATATTACGCACACGAGCGCAGAGCTGGAAAAATACGGCATAAGCTGCGAGCCGAGTAAAGCGGTAAAGGCGATAGCGGTAGTAGCGGAAAAACAGGCGTTTCACCCGGCGCGGGATTATTTTGATTCGCTGGTATGGGATGGCGAGGAAAGGTTGCACCGCTGGCTGGCGTATTATATGGGCGCGGAGGGCGATGAGCCAGATTATCTGGCGTTCATTGGCACGAAATGGCTGATTGCGGCGGTTAAGCGCGTGTATGAGCCGGGCTGTAAATTCGACCACGTGCTAGTTATGGAAGGTAAGCAGGGACGCGGTAAATCCACGGCGCTGGAGTATATGGCGACCTTTGGAGATATAGAAGAAGCCTATTTTACCGATAATATTAAGATTACCGATATTCAGAATAAGGACACGATATTGCTGTTGCAGGGTTCGATTATCGTGGAGTTGGCGGAGTTGGCTGGTTTTAATAAAAAGGATGATGAGGAAATTAAGGGCTGGATTACGCTGAAGCAGGACAGGTGCAGAAAGCCTTACGACCGCACGATTACGGTATTTCCTCGCCAGTTCGTGCTGGCTGCGACTACGAATAGCTATGATTACCTTAAAGACCCTACAGGTAACAGGCGCTATTGGCCGTTTAGCTCGTCTGCGGTGGATTTAGAGGCGATTAAAAGCGATAGACGGCAGCTATGGGCGGAAGCGGTTCACTGGTATAAAACTGGCTATAACCTATGGCCTACTGATGAGGAAATGGAGCTGGCTGAAAAAGCGCAGAATAAGCGCCGGACGGTTGATACGTGGGAGCAGGACGTAATGAAAGCGGCACAGACGCTAGAACTTATGAAGCCTAGCGGGTTTGTCACCCGCGATATTTTCGTTGAGATGGAAATTCCGTTACGTGAGCGCGATGAACGTGCGTCACGGCGCATTGGCGGTATTTTGCGGCAGAATGGATTTGAAAGCCGGGTAATTAAAACGGGCGGCGAGTCGCTTCGGGTGTGGAGGCGCGAAAATGCAGCTTTTTGATGACCAGCGTGAATTGGTAAATGCGGTTAGGTCTGCCATGACGCGCACGCGGTCGGTGCTGATGGTAAGCCCTACTGGAAGCGGTAAGACCGCGATGGCGATTAGTATGATTAAAGGCGCAGCGGCGAATAATAAGCGCGTGCTGTTTACTGTGCCGCGGCGCGACCTGATGGAGCAGACCAGCGATACGTTCACGGCGCTGGATATACCGCACAGCTTCGTAGCGGCTGGAAAAGCGTATAATCCGTTTTCGCGCGTGTTTATCGGTATGGTGGACACGATGGCGCGTAGGCTGGACAGATTGCCGGAGGTAGATTTTGTTATCGCCGATGAAACGCACTTCGGGGAAAATGCGCTGGGTGCTGTTATTATGCACTATAAAACTCGCGGAGCGTATGTGCTTGGTTTAAGTGCTACGCCGTGGAAGCTGTCAGGTAAGGGGCTGGGCTGTTGGTACGATGAAATGGTAGTTGGTAAGTCCACGCGCTGGCTAATTGATAACGGCAGGCTGTCGGATTTCCGTTATTTTTATGGGCGCACGAAAATTGACCTGAGCAGCGTAAAAGTTGCGGCTGGTGATTATGCCAAGGGGGAGCTGGCGACCTTTATGGAGGGTCAGTCGGTTATTATTGGGGATTGCGTAGCCGATTATAAATCGCGGTGCATGGGTAATTTGCACGTGGTCAGGTGCGCTAGTATTAAGCACAGCCAGATGACGGCGGCGGCGTTTCAGGCGGCGGGGCTGAATTTTGTACACGTGGACGGGGAAACGCCAGCCGATGAGCGTAAGCGCATATTTAGGGCGTTTGGGCGGCGTGAGATATTGGGTATGTGTTTTGCGGAGCTGTTGAATTTTGGCTTTGATTTATCGCAGGCCAGCGGCATGGATGTTTGTATCGAGTCAGGCAGTGATTGCAAACCCACGAAATCACTGGCGGGACAGATGCAGTTTTGGGGGAGGATGCTAAGGGCGAAAGATAAGCCAGCCGTTATTAATGACCACGTGAATAATTACCGAGAACACGGATTCCCGGACACGGATAGAGAGTGGACGCTTAAAGACAGGCCGCAGGGTAAACGTGCGTCAGGTGAGCGCGTAGAACTTATGAAACAGTGCGGTAACTGCTATTTCGCACACAGGCCAGCGTTGGCGTGTCCTAACTGCGGTCACGTGTATGAAATAAAAAGCCGCGAGTTAGAAACGGTAGCAGGCGACCTTCACGAGATGACGCGGGAGGAACGTGAGGCGTTTAAGAAAAAACAGGTAAGCGACAGGAAACGTGAGCAGGCCATGGCTAGGACGCTGCCGGAGCTGATTGCGTTAGGACAGCGCCGGGGGATGAGTAACCCGTCAGCGTGGGCGTATATGGTGATGAAAAGCCGCAGGGAATATGGCAGGAGATGAAACCAGCGTTGTCCACCTGTGTATGATGCAGGCTAGCCGCTGCGGTGCGGTGCTATTTAAGAATATTAGGGGTTTTTTTCTTACGCTGGACGGCGCACGGAAAATAAAGGCTGGGTTACAGGCCGATGGCAGCAGCGACCTGATAGGATGGAAAACGATAACGATAACGCCTGAAATGGTAGGCAGTAAAATAGCCGTATTTGTGGCCGCCGAAGTTAAAACCAGCACAGGCGCAGTAAGACCGGAGCAGCGTAAATTTATTCAAGCAGTGAATAAAAGCGGCGGTATCGCTGGCGTGGTTCGCTGCGAAAATGATATGAAAAAACTGATTGACTGAGCGCACCGCGTGCGCTAGTGTTGCTGTCACACAGTAAGAGGTGATAGCGTGATTAAATATTATGAGCAGCTAATTCAGGGTTCGCCGGAATGGTTACAGGCTCGGTGCGGATTGCTTACGGCGAGCGAAATGAAACTAATTATTACGGCTGGTAAATTGCAGGCGGCGAATAATGATAAAAGCCGCGCCCATGTGTATGAGATTTTAGCTCAGCAGATAACCGGATACACCGAGCCTAGCTATATCAGCGATGATATGCTGCGTGGCCGTGAGGATGAGGTAGATGCGCGTGATATATACGCCGATAATTATGGCGATGTGGCTGAGGTTGGTTTTATTACTAACGACCGTTGGGGATTTACGCTCGGTTATTCGCCAGATGGGTTAGTAGGCGATGACGGCCTTATCGAAATTAAGAGCCGCCGCCAGAAATATCAGGCGGAAACGATTATTAGTCAGCGCGTGCCTGATGAATATATGTTCCAGTTGCAGACGGGTTTACTGGTTAGCGAGCGTAAATGGTGCGATTTTATTAGCTATTGCGGCGGTATGCCAATGGTGACGATTCGCGTAGAGCCTGACGCGGCGCTGCAGGAAGCGATATTAAAAGCGGCTGGTGCGTTCTATGAACAGGTAAATCAGCTTATGACGAAATACACCGCGCTGTTAAGTGATGGTGGTATGCGCCTCGTACCAACGGAGCGTAAAATTGAACAGGAAATAACGATTTAGGAGAAGTAAAATGGTTGATATGACGAAAACGATTTTAGCGAAAAGTGACCAGCTTAATGCCGATGATTTAATAGGCCGCACGATTACGGTAAAAGTTACTGCCGTTAGCCTTGCCGCAGGGGAGCAGCCGATTAAAATTAACTATGAAGGCGATGAAGGCAAGCCGTATTACCCGTGTAAATCCATGCGCCGCGTGCTGGTCAATACGTGGGGCGCTGATGGTAATGCGTATATTGGGCGCGAAATGACGCTTTACCGCGATGAAAAGGTAGTGTTCGGTGGCGCGGCTGTTGGCGGTATTCGTATCAGCCACATGAGCCACATTGACCAGCCGATTACTATGTCGCTGACCGCTGCAAAGGCTAGTAAAAAGCCTTACACAGTTCAGCCGTTAGTTGCTGCGCCTAAAGTTACGCCGGAGCAGAAAAAGGCAGCGGCTAAGAAAAAAGCCGACGAAATTATTGCGGCGATTCAGAAAACGAAAACCGCTGAAGAAGTGGCAGAGGTCTTGCGTAAGGAAGCCGATGCTATGCAGCGAATTTCCAATGGTTACAGCGAACTGGAAAAGTCCATCTCTGATTCGATTGCTAAACACAGCGAGTCATTTAAGGGGGCGGCATGAAAATAAGCGATATTACGCCTGCACGCCTTAAAAAGCTGAGAGAAAGCAGGATGATTAACGTAGAGCAGTTATCTAAAGAACTTGGATGCAGCGAGCGTTACCTAAACTATCGTGAAAGTGGCGAGCGCCCCATTAAAAAATTGTTTGCGCTTGCTGTTATTGGATACCTAACGATTACTGGAGGAAAAAATGGAAGGAAAAATTAATTTTTACGCTTGCAGCGATACGACTGGCAATAAACCTCATTTCAAAGGGTTTATTGAAATCGGTAGCGAAGTTTGTGAGTTTGCCGTGTGGCCTGCGAAATCGGGTAAAGGCTACAGCGGAAGGTATAAATTAGAAAATAAGCCAGCCGAAAAAGCGGAGGAGCCACCCACTGTATTTTGATATTATCACTTTACACAACAGCCAGCGTTGCGTATGCTATGGCTACGATATATGTATAATTAAATTTCATGAATGGATAGAAAGTTTATGACAGAGAAAAACAAAGCAGAAATTGAAATTGATGCGCTTGCAGATGTGTTTGGCATTGCAACCGCTGGTTTTGAAGAATTTTACAAACAGGCAAAAGAAAAAGGCAGCAAAGCAGCTAGCAGCGGAGACTCCAGCACAGCAGCTAGCAGCGGAGACTCCAGCACAGCAGCTAGC